AAGCGGTTGACTTATAGGATAAAAATTGTCCTGACCTCCTATCTTTAAATTGAATCCTTTTGCGTGATACCCAACCATTGACACCATTTGTCAAACCGCCTTTTTTTCCTGTTCCAGTTCCAAATTTAAACGGGCTGTTCGGTGCTTTTGCTGAGCTTGAAACGCCTTTAACCCCTTTGTCTACAAACTCCCAATAATCGTTAGCATCTTTGAAGTCAAAACTTAATATTGCCCCGTCTTTTGTTTCAGTTGTTTTGTAATTAATCCCGTTGTAAAGTTTAGACGTATCCTTCTTTTTCTTTTTTGAAAGATTGCTTTTGGCTTGTTGTTGTACATAAGCACCGAATTTATTTAATTCATCAACTACTGACATAATGATAACTCTGTATTTGGAACTTCAATAACAAATGTTAATCTTGCCCCATCAACTAATTTTGCACCCTCAAATGAACCTAATTCAAACGTTGGATTTTCGCTCGATGTGATGTTATTCTCTTCAAAATCCGTGTACATTTTTAACCACATACGATTCAAAACTCCTATTGCTAAATTATGGTTGTCTACTTCATTATCTTGCCCCCAAAAATCATCTATGTTAATTTCTTTGTTAATGTCTCTTTGATTAAAACAAGCCAATTCAATATTAAATTGAACTGTTTGACCGTTAGTAAATGCACCAGATATAATATTAATATTAACCAACGGATACATCACTTCTTTTTTCAAATCAATGTCCACTGTTTTCATTACTGAATTTACTAAACTATCGGCTTCTGCCAATTCTTTAAGATAAATGTAAAGTGTTGTTAGTTGGTTCATAATTCAATACTGTTATTAGTTTTTGTCATTATCTTATGCTTCAATTTTTGCTTATCAATTTTATGGCAAAGGAATAAATGCACCTCGTGAACATTCATTTTCAATATAGAATCTATTTTCCATATTTTACCTTTAGCCAGTTCCTCAATCGTAGCATACCACCACCACTTTTCAAAGTAGTCACTTGCGCTTTTTCCCTCACTTGTTCCACCTCCATATATTTCGCTGTATAACTCACTAACTCGTTGGCTAAACTCGAAAAAAAAACCAGTGCCCCATTTACAATTGATAATGGTGTATGTTTCATTATGTCAGAATACTGTTTTGTACCTTGATAACTTATGATTTCATAATTTCCTAAACTATCCTTATTTTTAATTGGTCTAAATAAAACCGCCATTAATTTGTGAAGCTCTTTTATATCTGTTCCATAGTCTGAAATGTCTATAAACTCGCCTTGTGTAATTTTGTCCAAATTAGGAATGAATCCAAATTCCACATCTTTAATAAAAAAAGTAGGTTTAAATTCTACTGTTTGATTTAATGCTAAGTCAATCTGTTCCGTGATTTCTTTATAATCAACTGCACTTATTAATTCAATTCTTTTACGCTCTAATCCTATAAATATTTGTATTTTCCTTTTATTTAAATTATATTCGTCTAAATCTGTTCGTTCCAATAGCTCGTTGTACAGTTGAAACTGATGCAATGTTATATCTTGTATTGATTCCGGTAAAATAATTTTCATACTATTAAACTATTAATTTTGATTATTGTTATTATCGAATGTCGTGACTTACATTGTTCATTAGATTTCTTTCTATGCCATAGCAAGTTAAATCTATATGCTCGTCGTGTTTAGCATTGGGGAACGTTCCGACCTGATTTAAAAACGACTCATTCCAATTTCCTTTTATTAATTTAACACGTCCACCCTCGATAAATGGAGAACAAGCGCGTGCATTTTCAATCTTTGAATTATTTACAAAGTCCGTTTTAATTTCGACAACATTTAATTTGCTTTGTTCGTGTATCATTTGTTTAATTGATTTACCGGACGCTTTTGGCTCAACTAATGTTAAAGCAATTTTTACGCCTGATGCAATTATATGATTTGGAATGAATTTCAATAGTTCAGGTAATTCCATATACTTATCAATTGACGAATGTATAACGTAATTACTACCCCATCTTGCCCCAATTTGAAATCCTGTTGGGTCATTTGACGTATTTTTAGTGTATGCCCCATCAATAATTAATTCCCATTTTAAATTAGGAGGCAATACTGATTTATCTATTGTCTCAAACCAATCCTTTCTCCATTCTCCACCCTCTTCCGGTGCTGGAGTTTGCATATATTGACCTGAAAAATTATATCTGTTTGCCTGCCTAATCTGTTCTAATTCATTAAATGAATGTTTATCTTCCCAAAGCGGTTTATTATTACTGTCTAATGCAGGTAAACATAAATGTGTCCACTCTTCTCCGCTTCCGCCATCTAAAAGAAAACCGCTTAAATCTTCTTCGTGTAGTCTTTGCATAATTATTATAATAGGGGTTTCCCTATCATTTACACGCGATCTAATTGTATTATTATATCTTTCATTTACCGAGTTTCTACGCGCCTCACTGCTTGCGTCGTCTGGCTTCAAAGGGTCATCAATCAATATAGCCCCCGCAAATATTTTACTTTCAGCTACACCCGCACCAAATCCAGTTATCGCCCCACCTGACGCAGTGGCATAAACCCCACCACCATCTTTATTAAACCATTTCTTTTTTCCTTGAGCATCTTTTTTAAGCTCCATTCCCCACAAAGCCTGGAACGCTTCTGACTCAATATACTCTTTTGTTTGCGAGCTATTGTCTAATGCCAAATCATCTGAATAAGATAAATGGATAAACTTTGATGATGAATTTTTAATCAATGACCAAGCAATAAACAATTTAATTGCCAATTCTGTTTTGCCATAACGAGGCGGCATATTAATAATGCCACGCTTTACTTCACCATTAAAAACCTTCATTAAAAAATCAGCTATTAAAACGAAATGAGGCGCAATTATAAAGTTGCGCCTGTGATTTTCCTTGTAAATATATCGAGCGAAAAACAAAAAATCATTTTCACATTTTACTTTTATAACTTTCTGTTCGTTAGTAAGTGCGTTCGATATTATCATTTATTTTCTTTATTTCTTCATCTGTAAGTTTTCCGGCATCGATGTTAATGTTTGTGTTTGTTGTGTCAACTTTATCGCCATATTTTTTAGGATTAAGTTTTCCTAACATCCATTTACGAGAATCTATTTGAAGCCTATTCCTGTTGATTGCATTATGGTTTGTTATTATTCCTGAATCCGTTTCAATAGCATCGTTTTCTTGACTGTCTGCAATTGAAATTATTTCGTCTAATATTAATAATTCTCTAACCTCGCACGCGCACGCGTATCTTTTCGATTTTTCCACTTCTGTTTCTAACCAAATATAAAAAGTAGATGTGCTAGGCATTCCGTTAGTATTCAAAGTAGATATTAAAGACTTACCACTTTCAATCTCTGAAATAATCCAATCAAAACACTCGTCTTTTTTTTCTTGACTATACGCCATAACTTTCATAAACTTTATCTAATTTATCAATCATACTTATCAAAGGTTTCGGACTACAACTTGAACACGGAAACCACAACTGCCTGTTAAATACACTAGCGTATAACTCACAAATATAATTTACTTGCTCTCGATTTATTGTAAGCGTCCGTATTGCTTTAAATTCTTTCCAGCTATTATATTCCTGTTCGGTTAAACAACGTGCTTTAAATCTATACGGGAACAACTCATTAAGCTTTTCTTTCCTTGCTTCGCATCCACAATCTTTTCCTTCTACAAATATTTGTAATCCGGTTGCGTGAATAATCTTTTCTATTGTGTCACCTAATCCTTTACTTTTTTTTCTTCCCATTTTTTAGTCTTTTATTGCGATATAAATCAATATCGTTTCCTAAAATTGTTTTTCTTGCTTTATCTAATTCACGGTGTATTAATCCGTAATTAATATGCTGGTATTTTTCTGAAATCTGTCTAACGCTTAAATCATAACTTTCTTTTAATAATCCGTTTTGCAAATAAGATAATTTTTCACACTCTTGAATAATATAATTTTCGTAATCATCTGCTTCAAACGTATTGTTATTTTCTGCTAAGTTATAAAAACTATCGATTGAAACGGTATTATTTTTTTTAATGTGATCTAAAAATAAATTTCTAATTGTTCGAATTACATAAAAATCATTAATCTCTTTTTGACAATCGTATAATTTTAAATACATATCGTTGACTAAGTCATCCGATAACATTTTATCCTTGCATATAATCAAAGCTGTCTTTCTCCAAAAAGTATCTTTTAATGCAAGTTGTTGAATCATATAACGAAAGTACAAATTTAATTCAAACTAACATCAACTTCATTCATATTTTCATCATACTCACATATTTTTTCGCCTAATACGCTTAAAAATGGAAACGAATTGATGCAAATTTCTTCTGCTTCATTGTGACTATTTGCCATAATATTTTGTCCAATGAATTGTTTTAATAAGCCATCTGTGTTGTCGATGGCTTGTAGGGTTGTTATGTATGTTTTCATAAATTATTATATAATTCGTTTGCTTTTTCAATTGCATTATTTATAGCAACATTTCTATACATCGATTGGAATCCAAATTCACGCACACAAGCTCTGTAAGTCCCTTGCATATCATAATATGGATCAATTCCTATTCTTATATTCACAGAATCGAAAAAATCTATAATTAAAGCGTTTAAATAAACCTCTGGCAAGTTTAATTCAATTCGTCTATCACTGCCTAAATATTTTAAAAAATCTTCCTTGCATTTTTCTGTTAACTTCATAATTAAATAATTTTCATTCCTAAACGTTCCTCAGCTTCTTGTTTTGTGATTGTCGGGATTATTTGAGCCCAAATGCCATCTTTAAATATACAGCATCCAAAATAAAATGCATTGCTTTTTTCTTCGAATCTTACTTGGTTTTCTTGAATATTCCAAGAATATAATGGAGTTTCCCATAGTGGTTTTACTATTGCGCTATCCATATACCCCCTCCTAACCGCTTCTTTTTCTAAAGCGTCTTGAATTTCTTGTGGTGTGGCTGGAATCCATATATCAGTTAAATGAAAAGCCCAATTATTATGTGAATATTCATAATTTCCGTCATAAAACCCATACCCCTTTTGTTTTTTAACATCTTCAACAAAAACTAGCGTTTCTGTATTGATGTATTTATACCACTTCCCAACTTCCAACACCGTTTCAAACGCCTCTGGAAACGCTTCTTTTAAAGTCATTCCCGCATTTTCTTTAATAAATTTTTTTGTTAGTTTCATAGTTTTTATATTAAGCGTACCATTTATTTATTTTTTCATATTCTACAACAACTTCTCCAAATCCAATGTGTTTTAATAAATTACAAAGTATATCATCGGCTTCTATATGCGCGCACTCAGTATCGGGATTTTTTTGTTGTTCTTTTAAATCGTCAATTGCTTTTTGTATTTCTTTCATATCACTTCAATTTTTATAATTAATCCATCTTCTTTAGCTAATGCCTCCAAACGCTGCAACGATACAATTCTAGTGCCGTTTAACCAACGATCTAAACTTGTTGGTAGTAGATTATGTTTGATAGCGTATTGTTTGTTTGTGAGCTTTGATTTTTTGATTATGAGTTTTAGGAGGATTTGATTTGTTATCATTACAATACTATTAAACGTCCTTTAAACGTGTTTTTGGAATGTGCTTTACGTTCCTTTTGAATTTTCAAAGCCTCTTTGTAATTTTCAGCTTCAACTTTGTTTGTGAATTTTTCACCGTTGATAATTACCGTGTTGATGTATGTTTTCATAATTTAAAAATTAAAGGTTGTTTTTTCTTGCGTTATTTCTCATTGCTATATTTGCTTCTTCGATAGCAACTCTTTCTGATGCTGACATCATTTTAACTTCTTCTACTTTAAAAGTTTCTTCTCTGTTGATTTCTTTAGTATTTGCAGAAATATTTGATACTTCTGTTGTTTTTACACATTTGCTTCTTGTAGTTCCGTCAGCATTTACAACTTCAATAAAAGTGTAAAAATTTCCTTTTCTGTTTAAAGTTTCTAATGCTTTGATTTCTTTTGCTGTAAGTGTCATAATTTCTATTTGTTTGATTTTGATACTCAAAGATACAACACTTATTTAGATATACAATCCATATTGGATTAAAATGTTTCTAATACATATTCATTCTAAATAACTCTTCCTGTAATTCCTTCCCTTTATCATAATCTCCAATTTTAAATGCTTCTTTAATTTCTATTTTTAATTGTTCGGGGAGATTGGCTATGGATTGGTATTGGTCGCATTCTGTTTTACCTTTTACTTTGCAGGGTAGGTGGCAATGTTTGCAATTTGTGGCCATATCAATAAATTTTAAATCTAATATATTCCTCTCCTTTTTTTACAATCGACTTAAACACGTGAAGTTCTTGAATGTATCGATCATCAACTTTATATTTTTTTACTAAACAATCTATAAAAGATTTACAACAATTATCTATGTCACTTGCTTTGCTGCTAAAACCAAACTCAATAGCCAATTTGATATTATTTTGGTCTGGAATTAATATAGTTTTTGGCAGCATTAAAAGACAATTTCTTATAAACACATCATACTTAATTGTCCTGTACCGTTTGCCTTTAAAACATTCATTTACGCTTAAAGGTTTTATTTGTAAAGTGTAATTCATAAATTAAAAATTATCTTCAATTAAATACGGCAAACTATCATTATTCACATCAAAATTAAACGGTTCAAACGAAACCCCTCTGCTATACGGATTTGAAACATTTATAGTTTTATCATCATTAACTTCTAATTCAATTACACTTTCTGCCTTTTTTAAAACATACGTTCCTAAATGTCCTAATGGCTTCCCGGTAGATCCTGATTTATGAATAACGGTTGTAATATGAATATTATAGTCATAAGTCCAGCGCATTAAATAATCACTCGCTTCTTTACTCATAATTATGTCATTTGTATTTTCAACTAAATCAGCTATACCGTCAATTGACAATAATTTAACTGGGCTTTTATACAAAGTTGACTGATTTTTCAAACAATAATCAATCAATTGCAATCTTTGAGGCGATGTTAAATGTCGTGTTGCGTAGCATTTATAATTATCATACTGACTTTGTGTTATATCCTGAACCCGTCTAAAAGTCCTTTGTGCATAATATTGTCCTTGTTCAGTATCAAAGTCTAAAATAGTATAATCTTTATCTCTATGGCTTTTAATATTGTTAAACAATAGATTAGAACTTCCACCAATATAACACCCGATAAACGCACTTTTAATAAACGATTTCTTTGCCTTTGAAACTGCTATAATTGCGCTAAACTCCCCAGATGTCATTATTGCAGTTGGGTAATATTTGTTTTTATATAAATGTTCTCCAATTGATAAAATTATTTCCGGAGGTTGAATTTCCTCTGACAAATCTACAAAGCACTCGTTTTGTAAATCAATAAAATTAACTAAATCATTGGTTATTTCTTGGTCTGTTTTTAGTTCTTCGAAGTCCATAATTAAAATAGTTTAATTTTATCATTTATAAGACAAATATTCTTTTTTTTGCGTTTTAATTT